TCGTCTAATATGTCAATATACTTTGTAGCCGTGAAATGAATGCTACTTAGTGAAAACCGAACCCCATCAACCAATACCAGATAAGTCCCACCGTACCGGGTGGAGTCTATTGTTATTACGTCATCTGGAACGAGATGTGCTTTGGACATTTTGGAATCAAAGTTCAAATCACTACCGGCTAAAAAAGCTCTTTGGAAACAAAGAGCCCCCAACCTTTGCGCATTCTCATCATCCCGCACAAACGGAAGCTCCAAAACGGTCCCGCTAGGATTGAGCAACGTGCTCTTAGCTGCTACCGTACGTTGTATTAAGGCATCCTGAGGATAACCCGTTGGAGCATATCCTATCACTCCACAATCATTAGGTTCCTGATTAAGACTTGTGGTAATCTCGAACGAGGAAGCCCTGTTCTTCATAAGGATATCGGCCTGAGTAAAGGTTGATTGAGAAGTCTTACTTAGAACGTGTAACTCAATCTTGTCCGTAAGGACCAAAGTGGAGTGGCACATATTAAGTAACTGAGCCAACGTCTTAGTCCTCTGTTGCCGGAAGAAGAAAGCACCCTCCCAATCAAGTCCCCAAGTATCGAATATGCCTCCAGCTACATCGAAGCTAGAACCTGTTCCATAATCTATAAATTCAGTGGGCACGCCGATATCCACCAAATATTGATAAATTATATCAGCTGGATTTGTGGTGGTTGCCGTATCAGTTTGGCTTATTTCAACCAAAAGATCCAATAAAGCATCCCCACTACCAGGAAAAACCCCCACTGAATCTAAAACACCGTCCGCATCCATATCGGCTATTAACGGTTCCAGTATTTTCCAACTATCCCCATTTGAATCTATTACCGTATGTTGATTAAACGTGGTATCAGAAGAGTCCCACTCTACCACTGAGGCCCACTCCCTAGGAGTTCGCACCTTTGTAATGGTATAGGTCTTGTCTGCCGGTCCGATAAGATAGTATCTCCCTGAGGGCACTGGATCTCCAGGAGAATCAGCCTCATAATAGATACACTTGAGAGGGATGTACGCAGTTCCAAATATCTTGGGAACACAAATAGCATCATCGGAGACATCCCCCCTGCTGGAGGGAAAGATTGTTCTGGATAAAGGGTTGAGAGGATAGTTTCCCTTAAGATACTTTTGGACAAAATCAATACACTTGAATTTAAGATACCCTCCGGATGCTACACAGGAGTCTATATCCATACGGAATTGCCTTATGACCCGTTCCGTATACACCCCAGTAAGGTAAGCCCCCATCACAACCTTTATCAATACGCTTCCACCCCGAAAGTCGTCAGCATGGTCGTAATCAAACTTGGCCCGGAACGATACATCACTAGGAGCTATCATATTATGTTCTGACTTTGGTCTATTGAGATTTATTCCAGAGAATGAATCCCGGTCAATTTTGAAGGAGTAATTCTGACCGTCATAGGAAACGTCCTTTGTGCTCCAATAGAACACAGAGGAGCTATCAACTGGAACAGCTGGAGAAACCTCAAACAGCCAAGTAATTTTCTTTCGAGGATTGGCCAGTATTGCCTGTTGAGTTGCGTCCATAGTTAGACTCATTCCGGTGCCCTCCCAAGCACTAACAACCTTACATTTGTTATTCCTAAATGTTTGCCGGCTTGATAAATAGACCGGGCCAATTTAGGCTCCGCAAAACAAACCGTGTATGTGTGTCGGGCTTGTGAGTCTTCTCCTCGGTGTACCCATTTGAAGGAATTAAATATGCCATTGGCTTTGTTTGGATCGGCCCACATATCAAGGATCGTCCCCGCATCAGATTCTCCTATGGAATCCCACTGGAGGATGACTTCAAAAATAGGGGTATCACTATGAGATATAACCTCAATACTTCCATCGTCCCCTTTATTCATCTCCTGAATCTTTTCAGCATATTCTACCAATACCCTTTGAGGAGCCACGTCCAACGTCTCATTACAGGTGGGAGTGACCTGGGTTTCTGACAAATAATCATACATCTCTTTATCAGCCATTGAGTAGTACCTCTCTTATTCTATCCACAGCCCTCGGATTAACTAGCAGAACCTCAATGAGAGCCTCTGCCACCGTATTCCCGTTCATCTGTAGGTTAAATTGGAAGTCTCCCCCCATCTCCTGGAATATGGGAACGAGAACGTCACTTATAGCATCGGCCACGGCCTGTGACATTCCCTCTTGTCCACTAAGGTCTATACTGAAATCAAAATTGGAAAGTTCTCCCTCCGGACCAAACATCCGGTCCCATACCTCTTTGTAACCTCCTTCCGTTGCCGTGTACTTTTGCATAAATGGAAGATAATCACTCCTCACAAATGAGAATAGGTCTTGAGCAGCCTTGACGTCTCCCGTCCCAGCCCGTTCTAAGAGGTTTCGATACCTTGCTTCATACGCGCCAGAGGAAACGGCAGGGGCAAGGGAACTTATTGTCATCTCGTCCATAAAGTTCCTCCAGGACTCCATTACCGGAAGCATCCAAGAGGAAATGACGTCTGACGCAGATATGACTTCCTGTTCCGCCGTATCAAAAAAGTCTTTGAACACTCCGAACAAGCTATCAAATAATGGGCGAAGACTTTCCAAATTGCGTTCAAAGTTCGCAATTTCTCTCTCCATATCCTTGGTAAACTTATCTACTGTATAACCCTTTAACCAATTTGGCCCCCCTGTTTTGGTACTTATCTGGCTAGCCTTCTCACTTATCCGGTCCAGAGTGGGTCCAAGAATCTGTTGAATAAGCGGACTTTGAATCAGACTGTTTACCATCGTTTCAAACATTATATTTTTCAACATCGACTCAAGGCCGTCTTTAAAAGTGAACCACCCGGCTGATTTGGTTGTTTCCTGAAGAGCCGTAGACAATGACTCACTGAACAATTCCCCGGCCTTGGCTGCTATTTTCTCGTAATAGGTAAGAGCTTCCTCCAAATCAGGAATAAGGCTCTCAGCGATCTGAGCACTCAACTCCTCAAAATTTTCCATCTGATCTCGATATCTCCGAGAGAATATGGTAAAGGTTTCTCCCTCTATGGCACTAAAGAACTCCTCCAATTGTGGTTTATATGAAGTTCTTAACCACTCCGGAAACTCGCCCAACACACCTTGGACGGCCTCGGTAAGAGTTTGCGACACAAGCCCTTCGTAAGATGAACCAGGAAGACCAATTCCAGAACCGGTGACTTCTCCGGTAGTGGGATCAATGTCGAAACTCGTTGTCCAATAACCTGCGTGTTTATACTTTCTCTTATCACGGTAATGGGCGTAGGTGTCGTACCCTGCCATACCCCAACCAATTGGACCCATAATAGCATTAACTAAATGCTTGTTGTATCCCTTCTTTTCCTTAAGATAGTTGGCAAGGGATACTGCCCCGACAACTCCCACTGCCCCTAGTGCCGGTAATCCTAATCCAACCGTAGCTCCCCCGGCTGCTCCTCCTCCCGCTCCTGCCACAGCTGTTGATTCCCTAAACGCACCTTGAGTGATTGGTGCTGCGGCACTCGCAGCCCCTTTGCCAAACAACCCCCCAAAGTAACTACCAATAGCAGAAGATGCCAAGGCGTCAGTAAAACTTCCCACCAACTTGGCCCCAAAGTTTATTATAAGCTCCTGGGCAGCAAGATCAGCTATCAACTTCAATATTGAATTTCTGGTAAAGTCTACAAAGCTATTAACCACATCCTTAAGATCATCCCAATCCCTCTTCATTGCATCAAAAAATATTGAGGATATTGTCCTTTGCATATTATCATAGGTGTTGGTCCAGAAATTGTACATCGTGAGGGATTCGTTACCTTGCTCATCAACGAAGTCCTTCCAAGCCACAGACATGGTCTGGATCATGTCTCCGTTTTGCTTGATTGCCTCTCGTTTAATTCTCTCCATCTGAGCAAAAGAAGAATCCTCTATTATCCTTAAAAACTCTTCATATTCCCTGGGGTCCACTCTCCCCTTTATTTCTTCTTCAGCCATTTTTTTCAGCTGCGTGGCTTGAGCCTTGATGAGAAGAACATTGGCTTCCAATGTTCTTAGGTCTTCTCCTTCTAACTGGTCGGCCAATTGAGCATACGTCTGACGCATCTTTTGGAGGGCTGTTAATCTCTCCTCATCAAACCGTTTAAGGGCTATGTCATTTTTGTACCGGATAAAATAATATTGCTCTGAAATTTCCTTGCGTTTCTTTTCTTCTTTCTCCAACTCCCTAGTCAAAACCAAATTATCTTCCAACCTTCGGATCATTGCGGCTTCTTCCGCAACCGGATCAACATCTAATTCAGGACGTGACCAAGACTCATCTGGATTCATATTTTTGAATAGGGCTTTAGCTTCCTCTACTTTCTTTTCATTAATCATTTTATCATAATACTTTTCCCAAGCCTCGGAAGTTTTATTAATATTATCAATTAATTCAGTCATAATAGGAATTTGAGTCAACGTTTCTTGAGCGTTTAAATAATGACCCTTTGCTACCATATCCAACATTTCTGCTTCTTTTTCTAATGCTTCTGCCTCCTCGTACCTCTTTTCATCCATGGTCAAAGTTGCATTCATTTTCTCCATCTTAGCTTCTAAACTCTTAAATTGAGCCCAGGCTCCTATAACAAAGGCCAGCGTATGAGAAACAGAAGATTCAAAGACTTTAAAACCAGCAGCAGCATATATGACGCCTTTTGTAGTTAGCTCCAAAATATTAACCAAACTCTTGAAACTAAATTCAGCAATAGAATCTAAAACCTCCCTACTGTTTTCTACGGCAATACTCAAGTTCTTGATGGCCTCTGTAGCTGCGTTTACAGAAACAGCTAGGCCCGTTTGAAAAGCCTCTCCAGCAGAAACCTTAAGGTTATCAATATACCGCTGGAAAGAATTAATCTGTTTCCCAGCCGTAGACATTGCTGCCTCATAAGTTCCAGCTATCCGTTCTCCTGCCTCTAATACCGCATTAGTACGGGCTTGGACCCTTTCTAACTCAGTTAACTCATCTGTTGTCTTTCTTAACTGAGTTGCTATCTTCTGGTAACTCCTTTCAAAACTAACATTGATTCCAATAGTTCTCAATACCCTCACGTTGGCCGATTGAATACCATAAATCATATGTTCAAAAGACTCAGAGGAATTCATATTACCAATAACAGCAGCGTCTTGGGCAACCCTAGCCAACTGAGAAGATTTGGCTAGGTCTATCTGAGCTTGTGCCATCCTAGCTAAAGTTCCCCTGGCCTCAATGGCCGCAATGCCAGTCTTTTCCAACTCCCTTTGAAATTCAGACATTTGTGAAGCAGAATATCCGGCATTGCGGCCAACCACGTTCATCGTTATTCCAAGAGTCTCATAACGAGCAGCCATCAATAAAACGTCTTTAGATAGCTGAACGGCTTGGTGAAGAGAATAGATCCCAATAGTGAGTTTCGCCAAAGTCCCTATGGTGCTGTTGAGTTTGCTCTCAAAGGATCTGAGATCATTAGTAGCATTGCCCAAACCAGACCTCAAATTTCTAGTATCCACTCCTAAGTAAGCAACCAAAGAACCAAGATTAAAACTCATTGGGTTTTCTCCTTTTCCCAAATGGCCTTTATTTCTTCCTCTTCTTTTTACGCCCACCACCACCAAAAGCCTTATGAATAGCTTTCAACGTTTCTTTTAACTCTTGGGGACTTTGAACATTTACCTCTCCCTCTATCTTCAATGACTCAAGAACCTTTGCCGCAAAGTTCGGTATGAAGTCCTTTGGGTAAAGCCTTTTGCCCCCCTTCTTTCCATATATTGAAGCCAATACTGAACAAATTATCCCCATACGAAGAAAAGCGGCATCCTCTCCAAATGGCTCCAATAATGAGTAGGCTTCCCATTCTGTTACCTCCGGTGCCGGCATCTCGTCCAACAGACGGGACACCGGCATCCCCAATTCTCTTGCTAACCGGAAATAGAATCTTCTTTTCCGGTTTCTGGCAAGTTTTTTATCGTTTCCTTCAACTCAGTATCACCCATCTTGTTGATTTCCTGAATCTTGTCTACGATAATTTGAACCATCCTGGAAGATTTCTCTCCCAGCCATTCAGCATCATCGTCCAGGAAGATCAAATTCCCATTTTCGTCACAAACCGAATGGGTGAGGAGTTTTGCCCGGGCATTCTCCAAAGAGATTTTCCCTTTTCCAACCCCATCTCCATCAGTATTAAAAAGAGACCGCTCATAACGGTCACGCTCTTTTGCAGAGATTGTGCGAACAAACAAGCCCGCACCATCTCCAAAGAATTCAGACAAATCCACCCACTCAATCACTACATCCTTTTTGTTCTTAAACTCTTTTCTGGATATAATGCGCCTGGTTACCTCTGTTCCCGTTGTTTCTTTCTGTTTATCCATAACATCCTCCTTGTAGGAATTTATTTCAGATTACTTGTAAACTAATGAGCTGGAATCAGAATCATAGTCCGTTCGACCAGTGATCTTGAACGTGACGTTGTAGGAAATCTGACTATCCAACGGGATATCCAGAGGAATCCCCGTCACGAATGCCTCAAACCACAAGGACTGTCCATCCGGCAGAACGATTTTAAACCACCTGGGATCATCTGCCTCAAAATCCTCCTTCAAGGACTTATACCCATCCTTGTAGTAGTTGATGCTGGCCGTGATATCCCCGGCATCACGGAAACCAGTGATGAATTCCCTGTATCCCCCTTCCGAATCAAGGTTGGTAACATCTATGGTACCCCTTGACATTGTCGGCCCGGAAATGCTCAGAACCTCCGAAATGACCCTCCAATCGGCCTCAGAGGAGTCCCCTGCCGCATCCCGGTACAACTTAGTACCCACTCCGGAAATAGCCCTGCTCATTGCTCTTCTCCTTTCATTTTCTTATTCACTTCTGTCTACTGACAAATTTGTACTCCAAATTGGCCTACCCTTCTCATCTCTCGTAAACATTACATCTCCCTGTAACCATAGAGTGTGGTAGTTAGTAGAACCAATTAGGAGGTTTCCCTTTTCGTGGAGGTGGGATAATACAACCTCCATCTGACCATAACCTTCCTCCATCTCCCCTTTCTTTCCCCGGACAAGTATTTGTACAGACCCACGTCTGATGTTACCTGGAAAAGGCGGCATTCCTGGACCTTCGATAAAAGCAATACACTGGTCTGGAGAGTCCGGAAGATAAAAGGCAAATATTTCATAGCTTATGTCCGCCTCGCTGCTATCTACCAATCCTTTTATGTAATCCTTTATATCCCGACACGCCGCATTCATCACTTTACCTTTGCCTCATCGGCTATTATTCGAACCAATTGGTCAGAGTCTTCCTTCAAAGGCTTCTCCAAATACTTGTATTCCTTCCCACCTCGATAGTTTTTGGGAATCTCGTGGATGAACGTGGAGTAATATGCCCCAAATTTAATACCACCACAAATCCCATTTATCTTCTCACTGGGCTCTTCCACCCCTGGGTTGGTAGTTCCCGGCTTTTTCTCTGGTTCTGGAGGAGTATGTATCGCAATTTTCTTCCCATCATGTACCCACGTCTCGCAGCTTCCTGCGGCATTCGAAGTATCCCTGGGTATTAGCTCAACCGATCTCCTTCGAACGTGAAGGAGAGCCAAGGAGACACCTGAAACTGTCCTCTCCTCGATACCCTTAAGGGCTTTATTGAGGTTCTTCAGAACCTTGTCAAGTCCCTCCAGGTAAGTTATTTTCTCACCTGTCCTTTTTGAAGTATATATTACAGCCATACCTTCCTCACAAATTGAGTAGCTCGCAGGTTTGGAATTTCTCCCCTTCCCCTTATCTCGTATGCATCGGAAAGGTCTGTTGGGGAAAAATCGGAATCGCTCTCATTAGGAACATCCACTAATCCCCCCTTCCTTAACAATCCTCCCACCTCAAGAATCTGGTCTACATAAACCACCGCTCTGGAAATTACCACTTCCCCTGAAGGATTGGAAAATTTTTCATTGTTATCTTCCCACCTACAGGATATTTCCACACCCTCCGCATAGGTTATGACATTGTTATCGTCTCTGGAGGATACCGCCCAATAAACAGCTTTCTGAGGAAGTTTGCGAGTGAATTTCATTATTCCTTCCCCATCCAACCGAAGCCAGCAACCTTCCCAGTAGTCTTCCCTAGCATTCCAGAAGGATCAAGAGTCATGGCTTGCTGCCCATAAGTAGTGCAATCTAGTCCCTTCCCCACCATCGGTTTGAGATAGGACTCGGAAGCCCCACCAAAGGACTCTCCATACAACTCCCCCTCCTTCACGGCTATAAAATGAGCCGCAATCCATCTCTCGATCTCTTTGAGAGTGCTTTCGTCCGTTACGTGTCCCGGAATCTTGAGACGATTATTGACGAATATATTGGCACCTTTTATGAACGGGGACAAATC